GTTCCTGAGACTTGAAGTCACCCTCTAATGCTTGCTGTACAACTACAGAACCTACAGCACCTACAATAGAAGCCTTCTCTTCAGCTATGTCCTCACCATATAGTTTATAGAAGGTAGCTGTACTTGAGGGGGCATTCTGATACTTCTGGATAGACGACAAAATATCTTTAACAGATACTCCACTACGAATACCTTCTCTAACCTTCTTGGCTATCACTTCACTATAGGGGATCTTATCGTGGATGCTCATGTTACCTATACTTAAGTATAAACTTAAGTCTCTTATTCTATTAAGTATATATAAACTGAAAGAGTGAGAATCTTAAGTATATACTTAAGTATAGCTCCTACTATACTATAGGGATACTTTTGTGTACTTTAGACAACACAAGTTAAATTATTTTATATGTTGTTGATTACTAACGATTCTTTTTTTGTGTAGTTGACTCTAGAGGGTAGCGCATGTCGTATACTGTTGCATAAATACCACAGTAAATACAGGGTCAAAGTAAAATTCTTATGTTGTAGATGTGGGTGGAAACAGACCCCCACCGAATCACCTGCGTATTTTACAGAGGGTCCCAACGAATGTCAACCCCCTAGTGTAAAAATGTGATCGAATGTTACAAGATTGAAACAATTTGTGATCTTGGGTTGACAAAAAGAAAAAACTAGCGCTTGGCGAGCGAATCGGCAGCACCCTATAGACTCTCTTTAAATGTTTACACTGTCAACATAACCATAGAACTTGACTAACTGGTCAAGATATAAACCATTGAGTAGCAACAAAAAAGACTCCAGCCTAAGCCAGAGTCCAGTTGGGGAGTCGTTAGTTTAAACTTTATTAGGTAACCTTAGCTATTAACCCGTTGCGCATTGTTACTTGTCCAAACCATTCCCGCCCGTTGTGGGTTATATGTGGGCGGTTGGCTACTGTCAGAGTCCCGTTGGGCGTATACTCTGCACCGAATATGCTTGTTTCGATATACTTGAGCGGCTCGCCTATGCTTTCTTTGCATGCTTTCTTGCTTGGATAGTTTGCAATCAATGTCATATTCTTAAACCTTTTCTTGTGTTGCTATGCGAATTGTAAAACCAGAGTCGTCGTTACGTGCCAAGCCCTTAGCCTTGAGTCCTACTATAACGTTTTGTTGATCCATTGGCCGCCAGTCGGATTCATCGCCATTGATAACAGTATAGCCAGCATAGGACTCGGGTAGCTTATCAAATACAGCCGCAACATTGCCGCCAGCCTTTAAGACTTCCAAGCATTGATCCCAATTGGATTCCGACTTGCTGAACGTTAAATGATAATTGCTTGGCATGTTACCAGCACAAAACCTAAGCATAGCCTTGAAGCGTTTTGTATAGTCCATAAAGTCGACTTGCGGGAACGTCTCGAAAATAGTCTTTCCATCATCAAGATATACGGACTCAAAAGGCGTGTCTGAAGTCGTATTAAGTCGGATTCCGCATATCATATTAAGGCTAACAGCCTTGCGATAGTGCGACTCAATCTCAAAACATATTAAAGCTAGATAAGCCTTGCGGACGTTATAGAAAGCTTGAGTCCTAGCAATGCGAGCCTTTACCTTATTGGGTAGGTAGATAGGGTTACCAGCCGTATGCAAGCAAGCCTCAGCACAGCCTAGACTAGCTTCTGAGCAAGTATTAATTAAAACCTTGCGTAAACCATTGCTAGATTGCTTGAAGTAATAGCCAGCCGTTTTTGCTGGTGCAAAATTATGGCCCCGACTTAGGACTCCAAGTTTACTATTCTTTGCAATCTTAGGATTAGACTCAACGGCACCTAAAGCCGAAGTAAAATTGAATCCAGCCTTGCGGATTACTCGCAAACATTCCGCTTTAGATTTAAAACCATTATAGAGTCTAGGCTTTACGTCGTTTAATAAGTTAATTGTTTTACGTGCCATTGTTTAAGACTCCAAGATTAAAGCAATTATACAAGCGGCAATGATGATGCCAGAAAGAAAGAAGAAAAGCATAATTAAGACTCCGTATTGATAACAATGGCAACGGCCACAGATATAGACATGAAAAGACAAAACACCAAAACGCCAAACATAGTAGAGAATACAAAAGGCGCAAAGAATATAGCTAAAACCATTGATACGAAAACCAATAGCCAAGCAAGAAAAGCAAAAAAGTTAAACATATTAAGACTCCGCATGTTTGATTAAACGATTCATATATTGGTTGTCGGTATGATCCGATATTATTTCCCCCGGTAAACGATCATATTCTAAAACAATGTGAACGCCGCCTAGATATTGACCCGTTGTCATATTAATGAATCTGATGTGCGACTCGTCTACTCCGAAAACCGCATCTAATAAATCACGTTCTAATTGGCTCGAGTCTTCCACAAGGTTTTCATCTTCATATGGCTCAATAATATATATTGCCGTTGTCCAATCTTGCTTGGCCTTGCGGATCATTTTGCGGATCACTGATTTTGCTTTCTTTTCATGTAACATTTTAAGACTCCTTATTTGTTGCGTTTATTAAGATATTTTTAACGGTAACCAATTCGGCACGTTTAAGAACGCAAGATTCACGCTCTAATTTTTGATCGATATTTTTAAGCATAGTAGGCACAAGAGCCAAGGCCTTTTCCAAATTTGTCATAGCAGAATCCCCGAATCGCTAAAAGGTTAAAACTGAAAAGATATTACCATATCAGACAAGCAGCGCAATAGGCCTTCAGAGCCGATATAAAGCCCTCTGAGTAGGGGCAAAGGTTTTGCATAGTCTAACTCATAAAATTCGATTCGGTACACTCAGAGGCGCTAATATCGAGTGTTCACTTTTGTTCCCTGGGGTTGACACGTATTCTGGTTGTAAGAATCACCCTATTTTGTAGATTTTACACTTTAAGGTTGAATCTTGTGAGTCACATTTAAAACCTTGAGTCAAGCTATTGTTTAAAGGTTAAACTATTGCATAAAATGCATGGCAGGTATGCAAAAATAACAATTGACGTATAGATTGCACGATATGCCAAAAACGAATCATGACGTTTAAAAATACCATATCAAAAGACTCAAGAATACGTGATTCGCTTGTTGCGTTATACACTGGAGTCCGATTCGTAAAGCAGAATCTTATGTCAAGTGAATCTTTGTTGCGAATCGTTGTATTTAAGCCACACTATCCGAAATTCCTTGTCAACTATCCTTTTGTGCCATTGACAGCATTTTTGGATATATCCGAATCGGTAGTTTGGAACGAATCAGGAACGAATCGTGAAACCAGAACGAATCACAAACGAATCAGGTACGATAGAACGAATCAGGAACACTGGAACGAATCGAGAACACCCCCTCCAGTGGAAATATGGTGTCAACCCCCTCCAGGGGAAATTAGCCCCTACAGTGGAAATTAGGCCACAGTAGAAATTAAGACCCCACCGAGGAAATTAAGGGTTGACCCCCACGGTGGAAATTAGTATAGTGATTCTAAATTAACTTTTAACCTATGGAGGTTCACTATGAGCTACACAAACGCAATCAAAAAAGCACTAGGCAAGCGCCGCATGGCAAAGATCCTTGAGGTAGATACCTACGGTATGCTGATGGTAGACATCGCAATGAAAGAGGGTTGGTTCTATGACGGATCAAGCACTTGTGTTTTTGCAGAGTGGGCGCCAGATCAAGGCGAGGAAACATGGCAAGAGTTTCTCAAGCATCTGAAAAACTGTGTTGATGAGTTTGAGTATAGACCAGAGCTTGAAGAGGCTTACATGACCTTGCCCCCGACGAACTATAAGAAAGAAGATGATGGGTTTGAAGAGATAATCTTAAACTTCACTCAGAACCCCTCAGAGGAAATTAAGTGTGACAAACCAGATTGTGACTATTGCGGATAAGGAGAGTACCAATGGAAAATATTATTAAGCAGATCAGAGACATCGAAAGCGATTTACACACTGTAATTAATCGTGCTGAAGGATACCGCAATGATGCTGAACGTGGGATCAACGTGAACCATACCTGCGAGGGTGATATGTCGTGGACTAAACAGGATAAGATCAACAGCCTCTTTGAGTATCTGGAAGATGCTAAGAATGACATTGATCGTTTGAAGGATGACATCAAAGAAGCTAAAAAGCATTTGACTAACTTGCTGGATGATGTAGAGTATGAATCAGTTAGACAAAGAGCCGTAGGAGAATCATAATGTTGTTTAGAATGAACAGAGAATACTTTTGTGAGTGTTGTGAGTTCTACAAGACCTTCGAGGAAATGCATGGTGACAATGATACTATCTGTGCTGTATGCCAAGAGGGTCAGGAAGAGTGGGAATATCTCAATAGTAATGAAGAGGGGGATGACTGATGAGTGACCCAAGACATGCAATGATATTTGAATGCTCAGAGAATAAATTCTGGCTCAATATCGTACCAAGTACAGAGCTTCCAGATG